CTTAAATATGTAACCATAAGCAATATTATCACTATTCAATATTCTTTCACCAAGCATTTTTCGAATGTGTGCTTCTTCATCAGTCTCCCCCCGTACCGTGTACCAAGAATTATGAATGTCATTAACATGTCTCAACATTTCAGTGTTCAAGCGTGGTCCAAATTTACTAAAATCCCCAACACAGATATTATTACTATACGACAAAAGTGATGTTGCCAAGTCATGCCATTCACTAGAATAAACATCAATACCAACAGAGTGCTCCAAACGATTACGATCAACTGTAAAAGCATTTAGAGCATCCATATAATACTGACGACTATGCAAAGTAAATGATAGAGGACTTCCTTGAATCAAACGCACCTTTGAAGGATCTTCTTTTAATTCATCTTTATGTGAGATAGCACTAATAGTGAAGGGAACAATTCCATTTTTCATCATGTCCATTTCCAAGTCCAAGACTCTCTTAAGTTCAGGTGCAATTCCTGTATAAACTCCTTCCGAGTAAAAAACTAAGTTCTTCTTCTTTTCTCCTTTGATGATCCAAGGCATTCCAGGACTTGTGTTCATATTAATACTTTTAACAATACCTTCAATTCCACAAACAGCTTCTTGCATACTTCTGACCGATTGATAATCCAAATTTGTTCTTGCAGACATATATAATAATTTTAAATCACCCGCAGCCATTGTCAATACGCGTTCGTCTATGTTTTTATGAGGAACATAACTAGCTATGGCTTGTTTAAAGCTAGCTTGTCCCTTATCACCATTCGTTGATATATTAACTGGACTTCTCTGTATATTACAAAATACTTCGTGACAAATAGATTTTCTTAATTGAGTTTTAACACTATGGTACATGTGAACTTTTGGGGTCATAGCACGTACATCACCAATATTAGCAATACAAGAAGGGAAGATAGGATTACAACTAACACCAATAGTTTCATCATCTACAGATTGAATAATAGCTTCACTAACAGGGTCAACACCAATATCTTTTAATAATTGTGTAGATATTGCATTAAAATAGAGAGATTTAGAACTAGAAGCACTCATAATGCCAATTATTTTTTCACTTTTTCCATCAACCAACAATGTACCACACATGACTTTGTAATCACTCTCCTCAAAAGGGTTGTGACAACGAAAACCATTTAATTCAACATTAAATTTAATAGGTTGACCATTATCATCCACACACCATGGAGTATCACTCGTCTCATAACTCCAACTAGCATTCAACTCAACAAGATTACTAGCCATTGTTATATCGTTCCATGCTTTTCTCTTATCTGTTTGTGGACGTGAACGAACAATATAACAATCTGTATAATCAACATTGTTACCTTCAGATATGATGTTATCATAGAGATCTGTACAATTAAAACTTTTGTGATCAAAAGAAAAAAGAACTTTATCGTCCTTGTCAGCATAAAACAAATCTTTATTCATATCATGAAGAAAAACGTGGGGTGGAATTTCGAGTTTGACAGATGTACCTTTAGAACCCAATTTAACAAATGTGATTTTATGTAAATCATGAACGGAAATCATGATTTCTTTCTTTGTTATATCCTTTCCTTCTTTCTTAAGCTGTTCATACGTTTCCTTCATGTCTTGTGCTATAACATGGAACAGATGACTCAAAGCATGTAATTGAGTCCAAAAAGTTTTTGGAGAAACACACACAGCAGAACACCAAACTTTGCCCTTATAGATAATGTCCATTTTAGATGAAGAAAACTTATTTAAAAATTTTGTTGCTGGAGTGTGTGGGTTCATCGATGGATTTGGAGTTTTCTTAATTAAATTACTTGTTACTTTTCTAACTTTAGTTCCTCGCTGTAAAAATTTAACTTTAAAGCCCTTACCACCATCATATTCACTACGAGCAGCAGGCTTCACATCATTTTCGTTGACATCAGCTGATACTGGGGATTTCTCCTTTTCTCCACGTGAAACCATCTTATACATAAATGTTGCTGTTGCAGCAAAACCAATAGCAGCTAAAGCTAAAGCAATTGAATTTTGATATTGTGTTACTAAACGCCATTTTTCTTGGCTCAAAATTCTCTCTTGTTCTTCTCTTAGTTCTTGATAACACATCAATTCATGTTTAATGTAATGCATAGGAAAGTTTTCGGGAAAAGAACCTTTCACACAACAATCATTGCCAAAGTTCTCAAGATATTGTAAAGATTCTAATGAATTTTCCCAAGTGCACTTCTTCTTGTCACATTTACCCCAAATGGGTTTTGAGTCTTTATCAAACTCTAATTCTTCAATAATGTCATTCTTGAATTTAACATAATGACAACAATCCTTTTTATCAGTACAAAATAGATCACCAAAACTTAAGGTTCTCATAGCAGGTCCAGGTACGTCACCTCTTGAATATTTAATTTTAGTCGTTCGATTGTTAGGCTTAGATGTTGATGCGCAATTATCTGAGAATTCAAAACTTTGAATAGAATCATTGAATGGTGGAGAATTAGG